AAACCCCAGCTTTTCCCCAGCTTTTTATCATTTCGGTTTTTGTTTTGATATGGTCCTGCCGGTTTTATATCTTCACCAGCTGATCCCTTCGATCCCGAAAAGCTTGACGGACATCTTCCGGATCAGCTCCTTGCACCATCGTGCCGGCGTGTTCTTTCCGCAGTTCTGCAGCTCCGCGATCTCTTCGTAGCTTTTGCCCTCGACATAGTGCAGGCGGAAGGCGTCGAACTTGCAGGACATGCTTCTGTCCTGGTACTCTCTTCGAAGTTCTTCCAAAGCTCTGTCGATGTTCACGATCATCATGGCCGTCTTCAGCTTTGTCCGCCTCACGCTTTCCAGGTGCGTGTCCTCGCTGATCAGCGACGCATACTGCGTGTATGCTTCCATATCCTCCACTTCAGACACCGCCGTCTCTACGAACCTGCGCATTTCGATGTACTGCTCCATCAGGATCCGCGTGTTGTACAGGATCCTGCCGCGCTGGATCTTCCTGTCCTCTTCAAGAACAGCCTGCACTATCTTTCTGATCTCTGCCCTGTCCTTCTGCTCCTGCTGCATATCTGTCCGTCTGCTCCTTCAGTTCTGCCAGCCGCATGCTGAGATTGTCGGGCGGCTTTTTTCTCCTGCCGCCTCTGCCCCTCGGCCTGTGTACCATCGGCATGCCGTGCATTCTCCTGTAATTGTTCGACGCCCTGGCCCGTTCCCTGTAGTACCTGCGCCATGCCTCGGCCTCTGCCTTCTGCTTTTCCGTCATGGATATGGACTCCATGACTTCCCGCACGTTGTGGATGATCTCTTCAAGTACCGGCGCCATGGCTGCGAATGCTTCCGCCATCTCTTTCGTCGCCGCTTCAAGTGATGGCCGCAGCGCTTCGAATGCCTCCCTGATCGCCTGCTGTTTCGCCCCGATCTCGGACATGTCGGGTTCCGGTATTTCCGGCATGGTCAGTTTCGGCGGTTTCACTTCCGGCATCTCTGGCATGGTCAGCGGTTCCGGCACGCCTGCCCGGGCATCCGCCCCGAAGAACCTTTTGACCTTTTCCCACGCCCTTCTGGCCGCTTCCTTTATCCGCATTTCCTCACCTTCTTTCTTTTCGATCACGAAAAAGGCAGTTCTTCGTCGATGCCGTCCGGTATATTCATGAATCCGTCATAGCCTGCGTCGCCCTCTGCCGGCGTCGGCGTGTATGCCCCGCTCTGTGCCTGGCCGTTTCCTCCGTTCTGTCTCGCGGATCCTGCCGCCTTGCTTTCTGCGAATTCCACATCTTCGCATACGACGTCCGTCGTGTAGACCTTTACGCCGTCGCGGTTCGTGTAGGATCCTGTCTGCAGGCGTCCTGTGACGGCGATCTTTGTCCCCTTCTTGATCCACTTTTCGATAAATTCGCCAGCTTTGCCGAAGGCGACGCAGGAAGGGAAATCCGCGTTCTGCTGGCCCTCCTGCCGGCGGCCCTTTCTGTCGACCGCAAGCGTGAACCGCGCTATGCACATCTGGTCCTGTCCCTGTGTATATCTGATATCCGGGTCGCGGGTCAGGCGCCCGATCATAATGACCTTATTCATCTTTTCCGCTCTCCTTCTCTGATTCCCTGATGACCTGCACGACTGCCGCCAGAATCATCAGGATCAGGGCGGCCGCCACCGCGACGGCCAGCGTGATCCCGATCAGGCCCGCCATCATGAAAAATACTCTTGCCGGTTCCGCCATCAATTCACGCATTCGCGCATTCCTCCCTGTATTTCTCTTTGAGCCGTTCCGCCCTTTTCAGCATTTTGGTTTTCAGTCTCTGTTCTTCCTTCTGCAGGTCCTCTATAGTCTCTTTCCTGCTGTGGATGCTGATGTGCAGCCTGATCATCCGCTGGAGCCTGCGGCGCTTCTGCACGTTCAGGCTCTGTTCGTGATCGTAGACGCCCACAGTGTAGTGCTTCCCGCAAGCCTCACAGCAGAAATACTTCTCTACGACCGGGAAATAGCCGTCCCTGTCTTTGGCGATCTCCCTTGTCCACAGGTTTATCGCGGTTTCCTTGCCGCATGCGTCGCATATCACGCGGGTGCCCTCTGCCTCGTTCATTGTCCGGCCTCCTTCCCGTCATCCTGTGCGCCGTTCCCGTTTTCGACCGGGACGCCGATCAGGTGCGCCATCATGGACGCAATGGCCACATCGAAGTGTTTTTCGATCAGGGCATATTGTCCGTTCGGCATGGTCTCCCACAGCATCGTCTGAATGTCGCGGATCGCGTGCAGAGCCTCCTGCAGGCTCTCTTCATTCAGCAGGTTCTTCACGCTGTAGGACTTTCCGGCCGGCGCTGTGAATAATTCTTTGTCTGCCATCAGTCTTCGTCCTCCAGATCAATCAGTCCCAGCGATTCCGCGTCGTAGATGTCCATGACGCCGATCACTGCGTAGCCTTCCACGATCCCGCTGGAAGATCCCGCGTCGTCCACGCATGTGATGCAGGCTTTCATGGTCTTGCCGGTGTGCGCTCCGTCTTTGACTGCCAGGAGCAGAAGCCGGTCGCCTTGTTTGTAGGGCATCTGTTTGTCCTGCATGACGATCATGTAGGGAATCCGCTGCGTGTTGATGTCGTCGAGCATCTTTTCCGACACGCGCATGGTCCGAAGCCCCCTCTGCCGGAAGGATTTCTCGTCCGGGCCTGTTTTGGCCTTTTCTGCTTCTTTTTGGTCCTCCATCTCCTGGAGTTTCTTTTTCGTCTCGCGGTCGATCCGGTCCTGTTCCTCGCTGTATCGCTGTTCTTCGGTCTTTCTGGCCTCTTTGCGGTCGACATAGCTGTCGCAGGTCGTGACGTTGGTCTGCTTCTGCGCACAGTGTTCATAATTGTCGCAGCTGTAGCAGATGCTTTCCTTTGCCTGCGGATGGGCGTCCACCAGTTCCGGCGCCGGCGTGAACAGGCCCGCCGCGATGACTTTATCGGCGAAGGCCTTCCACGTGACCCGTTTGCGGCTTGCCTTCCTGCCGTCCGGGCTTTCCGCTTCCAGGCGGATGCCGACCGGATCGCAGTTTATGTACCAGATCGACGCATCGTGCACAGAAAAGCCCTGCCAGCCTGAACCCATGCGTCTTTTAAGCAGTTCCAGAAGGCCGGTCTTTGTGGTTTCGCTGCTGATCTGGATCCGGTCTTTTACTCTGTCCCATGCGTCGGCGATCTCCTGATCTGTCGGGTCCAGGCCTTCCGCGTACGGATCCGCAGCGGCGCCCTCTGCCTCTGCAGGCTCTTCCGGATCCTCTTCCGGGTCCGCTTCCGGCGCTTCGTCAGGCTGCAGGACCTCCGTGAAGTCGTCCAGCGTCATCTGGCCGTCCATTTCCTTGTCCGCCTCTGCCATCTCCGCTTTCAGGTCCCTGATCTGCTGGACGGACAACTGGTCGCCCATCATATAACCGCCATACAGCTTCGCCTGTTCCTCGGACGGCAGGCCTGACAGCTCATAGGCCACGGAAAAAGCAATGTCCCCGCCCTTCAGGGCGTCCCGGAAGGCTCCGATCAGGTTGTGGTCGATGGCCTCGATCTGCGCGATCTTGGTCCCGCTGATCCCTGTCAGCCTGGAGACGGCGTCGCGGATCCTGCCGCCCTCTGCCGTCGGATCATTCTGCAGAATCTGTTTGATCTGCCTGATCTCTTCGGACTGCTCCGTGAATGTCTTCTGCCTGTACTGGTTGGCGGCGATCAGGCACAGCATCTCCTGATTGTCGTCCAGTTCTTTCCCGTCGATGATGACACAGGTCACTTTGCAGAATTCTGTGTGTCCCTGTTCGGCCAGCATCTTCAGTGCCCGCCATCTGCGCTCGCCTGCCACGATCCTGTAGCGCTTCCCGTCTCCGTTCGGCCTGTCCACGACGGTCAGGTTCTCCATCAGGCCGAAGCATTTGATCGACTGTGCCAGCTGTTCGATGTCGCTGCAGGCATAGAAGTTCCGGCTGTTGCTGTAGATTTCCCTAATGTCGATCGCGTGCGTGTCGATCCAGGCGACGGGCTTTCCTTCGATCTTTGCCTCGCAGGCCCTTTTGATCACGTCATCCTTTGTCGGCTCCTCTGCCTGCGGCAGTACTGTGTTATTGGTTTCCATTTTCGTCCGTTTCCTCCTTGTGCTTTATTTCCATCTCCCGCCGGAAGTATTCGTCATATGCTTCCGTGAGGCCGAATCTGGCGATTGCTTCGAACAGGGCGAAGGTCGACGCGAACAGGACAGAAGCGCGGTCCGTCCCGTTGTGGAAGATCATGCGCCCTTCCGGCGTCGCCTCCAGGAGTACGCCCTCGTTTACCTTGTGGCTTGTGCCGTCGGCATAGTCCACTGTGAATTCCGTCTTTGACAGCTTCAGGATCTCCGACGCCTTGATCTTTATGTGTGCTGTGCGGTCTTGTCTTTCGTTTTCCACGTCTTTGTTTCTCCTCCCTTCAGGACGATGGTGATCATCCTTTTTTCTGCTTCCAGCTCCCGGATGGCATCGTCGGCGCTCTGTATGCTCTGCAGTAATCTGCCGCGCTCTTTCATCTGCGCTTCTGTCTGGCAGTCCATATCGGCCATCCTTTTCGCAAACTTCGCGAAATCCGCTTCTTTCTTCGCGATGGCCTTGTCCACTGTTATCCTGCGCTTCTTCAGGGCGGTCACCTTCCTTTCCGGCAGCTCGCGCCCGCTGTTTATGATCAGGATCATGATCTGGTATTCCGGGATCAGGGTCAGTTCGTGCAGGATCGTGATCATCTGGTTCTGGTTTTGTGCCCTGTCATACCTCCACAGTATTTCCTTTTCGTCCATCCCTGCGCCCTCAAATCGTTATGTTGTAATAGAGCCGCATTTCCAGATCCGCGAACTTATACAGCGGCGTGGTGTCCGGTTCCATGGGCGGCGTCAGCTCCATCTTCTTCCAGTCCCGGCATCTGATCTCCGGAACCGCCCGCAGGTCCTTCACTTCGGCGTCCAGGTCTTCCGCCGTGAGTCCCTGCCCTTCCGGATCCTCCATGATGATCGCGCGCCACCCTGCGCACAGCATCTTCTTGCCGCCGTGCGTCGTTTTGTATATGCGCAGGCGGTCCGGATTGTGCAGAATCTTCAGCATGTCCTTCAGTCTCATGTCAGCTCTTTGATCCTCCCGTCTTTGATGATGGACAGGTTTGGCACGCGCGGGACATTGTCGCGCAGCCCCGTGTTTACCCGCTTCAGGTTCACATAATCTTCCAGGACCGCGATCGCGGCATCGGCTCCGTAGCAGACCACGCAGTAGTTGCCATACCTGGCCGCGGCGCGCAGGAAGTCCTTCTGTGAATCCTGTATCCTGCCGTCCTCATACTTCAGTTCGATGTACAGGCCGCAATAATCCGCTTTCGGGACAGGAAGATGGAGATCTGGCACGCCTGCCTTCACGCCCATTGCTTTCAGTTTCCGGCCCTCTGCCGCATTCCGACTTCCGCCGTTCGGGATGTGATGCAGCAGTTCCAGTTCCGGATGCCGGCGCATGTTCCAGCGCGCCCAGTCCATGACCGCCATCTGTTCCGTGTCTTCGCTCCTTCGGATCATTGCCCTGTTCATTACTCCTTCTTTCTCTGCGCGCGGCGCTTTATGACGCGCTCCTTCGGCGGCGGCTCCGGCCTGCGCAGTTTCGCGTATATGTAGATCCCGCCGTTTATTTCGTTCGTCCGTCTCTCTGCAGACGTGAAGACGTACCCCTGCCGCGCGTACCATTTCAGCATCTTCTGTTCAATGCAGTTTTCATCCTGTGCCATATCCCGGATGTCCTTGCGCGTGAATTTGTAGTGGTTGACCGTCTCGGCGGGTTTCTTCAGCCCCTTGGACGGTGTCCACTTCTTCTGTGATTTCTTCTTGCGCTCCTTGGTGATGTATTTGGCCATTCCGGTCAGGCCGTTTTCGTCCGCGTCCAGGCGCCGGATCTGGTTGCGCTTTCCCTTTATCCACAGGCGCTCGACCGTGTCCATGTCCATGTCTCCGTCCAGGACGACATGATGGTGCCATCGGCCTTCCTGCGTGCCTTCGGTCACATAGACATACCTGGCATTTTTCAGGCCCCGCTTCTTGCGCTGGTAGTTCAGCCGCCGGATGAAGTTCTGCATGTTCTTCAGTGCTTCATCCATGGATGCCGGCATGCAGTCGTCCGTATAGGTGAAGGTCGCCCACAGGTCGCCTGATCCGAAGTTGGCGTTCAGGATCCGTTCGCACTGCTTGCGGCTGTTCTTCTCGTTCAGGTTCCGCTGCGCCCGGCGCTGTGATTCCTTCTGCGTGTCTGTCGGGATGTATGGGTTTTTGCTCTTGGGGAACTCCGGATAGATTTCCACTTCCAGTTGTGTCCCTGCCCGGATCTCCTTGGCCGCGTATCGGATCCCCTGTGCCGCCGTCCTTCTGGCGTCCAGGTCCGACAGGTTTTCCATCTGCTGATTGAAGGCCTGTTCATAGTCGTACGGCTGCCCCCGGCCTGCCCTGTGTCTGCGCTTTCTGGTCATGATTACGGTTCTCTTTACCTTTGTGCCATCGGGCTATGGCCCTCCGGCACAGAACAGGGCGCGCCTTACGGCGCGCAATCCATCCATGTGATTATTTTTTGGATGTTCCCCCTGCCGGCTTTTGTGCCTGTAGCCTGTGTTCGTGGATTTGTTAATATCCATTACAAGGACGGCATTCATCCGCGCTGCCGAATGTCTGTTCGTTTGCCGTCCGCAGCGCTTGCATTTCTGCGTCGGGTCCGCTATCATGATGTCGTGTTCTGGCGGCGGATCCGGTGCACTCCGGACTGCCATATACAGGCCCGCGTGGTTCTCCATGCGGGCCTGTTCCTTTGTATGGCTGTCCCTGCATTTTTTCGTCTCCTGTTTCAGATCAGCAGCACGATGGCGAAGACGATGATCAGTGCCATGGCGCATCCCAGCACGGCAGTCTGTGCCGTCCTCTCGTGCTTTGTGTCCTCCCGCTCCCTCTCGCGGACTCTCGCCTGGACTTCCCTGGCGACGGCTGTCTGCTCTGCGATCGTCATGTGCATCTGGTCCATCTGCAGGATGCATCTGCGTGCGGCCATGCGGATCCTAAAGCCGTTCAGCTCTTCCTTCTTTGTCCCCTGCGCCCTCTGCCTCTTCTGTGCTCTTTCCATGTCTGTTCCTTCCTTTCTATGTGTTCCGGTTTATGGTCCTTCCTGCCTTCATTCATTCGCGCTGTCCATAAAATCGGACAGACTGCCGTCGAACAGCTCCCTGATCTTTCCCGTCTGGCCCGGTTTGTCAGATTCGAACACCTTCACGATCGTCGGCTCTTCGTCTTTGAGAACGAAAAGCGCGACGCACTTCTTCCAGTGGCGGATGGCCTCTTGGGCCTGTTCTTCGCTTTCGGCGCTGTCTTTGATCATCTGCTGGATGGTGTGCAGCACCATCATGGTGTCTGTGTTCAGTTCCTTCAGTCTCCCTTCTATTTCCCCCTGCACCACGTTGCCCTTCACTTTGATGTTTAGCATGCCTGTGCGCTCCTTTCCGCTTCCTTTATTCCCTGGAGTTTTTCCAGGCGGTCCACTCCGCGTTCTCTTTGATCTCGTATGACGTGTGCACGACTTCGTTCTCGATGATGTACATGATGTTCGTCACGGTCTGATCTTCGTTCGGATCCGTATAGTTCAGGATGTCGTTCGCCACGTTGTAAATGTTTTCAGGCGTCGGGTCGTTCTCTTTGACATAGTTCAGCATGTCTGTGTACTGCGCCACGGTCCCGCGCATGTAGAAGTGGTGGCTTACGCACATGCTGCGGATGCCCTCTGCATCCCATTTCCTTTTCGCCAGCAGTACCGGTTCGAACATTGCCTCGTAATCCTTCACTTGTCGCTTCTCCTTTCCATTGCTTTGATGATCCCGCGTTCCCGGTCGGACAGCTCCCAGCAGGTGGCGGCCGTCTCTCTTTCTGCCTTCAGCCTGCCGGCGGCCTGTTCGGCCTCTGCCTTCCTTGCGGCCGCGCTCTCTGACAGCAGATAGCCGCCTCCGAAGATCTGCTTCTTTTTTCTCTTTCTGGCTGTCCAGGTCTTTGACCCAGCAGGCTTCCCCGCCCCTGATCCGCAGGTCGATCCCGTAGCGGCTTATGAATCCCGCCTGCGTCTGCCCATCGGCTATGCTCCTTTCATAGGACAGCGGAAGCGGCCGCCATGCGCTGACATAAGCGCCGATCTTTGTATATGGATCGTCGTCGTCTCCACTGAAGAAGTTCCCGCCTTCGCTGTCTGTCCTGTACTGCCCGATGTCGAACACTTCCGGGACGTTCGTGAAGTTCACAAGGATGTACTTGCTGTATCCGTCTTCATCGGTCGGCGGCATCTCACCGTCGCCGTCCATCACCGGGCGCCAGCGCTCGCGCCATTTTTCTTCCAGCGCTTCAATCGCCATATATACCGCTTTCAGCTCCCTGGTGTTCGCGATCGGGATCCGTTTCAGGATGTCAGCCGCTTCCTGAATTGTCAGAACTTCATCCATTTTCTTCCACTCCTTCCATCAGTTCTTCCATGGTGCAGCCGAAATATCTGGCCAGCCTGTACAGCGCATAGGCCGACGGCTGCCTCTCGCCCCGCATCCATCTGAAGAATGTGTGCTCCAATACATTGACCTCTGCCGCAACTTCCCGCATCAGCAGGCCCTTTTCGTCGATCCGTTTCCGGATGTTCTCGCCGATCACCTTCGCGATCCTGTTGTCCATGTTCGTCCATCCTTTCCGCCGGTCATGCCGGCTGTGTGTTTTCTTCTGTCTGCTCCTTCTGCCGCTGCGCAAGCCATTCCTGGAACTCTTTCTCGTGTTCAGGGTCTTTGTAAAACTCTTCTGTGCTCCTGATCAGCTTGTTCAGCGCGCCTTTCATCCATACGCCTTCCAGCATGTTCGTCCCTCCGTTTCCTGCCGGCTGACTGCCGGCGTCTGTCAGGCCGTCAGCGGACGGTCGCGTGTGATCTGCATCCCGATCAGAATGCCCTTGACTTCCCGTTTCTCTTCCTCTGTCAAGCCCTTCAGAAGTTCCGCGAAGTCTTCTCCGTCTTTCTTCCACTCTTCAATCTGTTCCTTCCCCGTCTTTTCAGCCTGAAGTTCGGGTTCTGTTCTTGTTCTTTCCTCTTTCATGGTTTCCTTTCTCCTTTCGAAAATGCCCAGCGTGTTCCGTCTGTAAACATTGTATGTGCGTATAGAAACATTGTCAATACTTTTTTGCTGTTTTTGTTGCATACGGAAACATTGAATGATATTATTGTTTTTGAAAGGAAGGTGCTGAAAATGAAAGAAAGACTTGCACAGCTCCGTAAAGCTCTGAATATGAGTATGGAAGCATTTGGCGACAAGGTTGGCGTCGGGCGTTCTACCATTAGCCGGCTCGAATCTGGAACCAACAACTTCACCGATCAGATGATCAGGTCCATATGTCGCGAATTTAATGTGAATTATAATTGGCTTGTTTCAGGCATCGGTGAAATGTTCGCCGCAGTCCCGCAGGATGCTATTGATGAATTGTGTGCGCAGTACAGCCTGGATGCTTTCGATCGGGCCCTGATTCAGGAATATCTGAAGATGCCCGTGGAATCCCGCAAGGCCCTGAAGGACTATATCCGGAACGTGATGAAGCGCGTCGGTGACGACGATCCGCAGGCGAAGATCAAAAAAGAAGTGGAAGCGTACAGGAAGGAACTGGAAATAGAAGCAAGTCGCACGGAAGAATCATCAGCTTCCGGCACTACTGTAGAAGACACAAAAATGGCATAAAAACAGGCCCGTCTAAATGACGGGCCTTGAAAGGACTGTATAAAATGCTTGTGACAACATTAGATTTTCGTGCCGCTGGTGTTACGTTTAATAACCCGGATGGCTCCAGCCGCCAGAAAGCTATAAACGAAATAAGGAAAGAAGACTGGGTTCACAATGTTGGTTTTTCGCGATTTGAACATGAAGGACGGCCTGCGTTCTATATTCTCTGTGGCACGGACTGTGTCGGCGTCGTCCCCTCTGTTTATGTGAATGATTTTGTCGAATGGTTTAATAAAGGATATCGCGTTGATGGTATTATTAGCGATGTTCTCGGATGTGATGAAGACGGGAATAGAATCGAA